TAGCACAGCAGGGCCTTCTTGCCGCCGATGAAGCTGTGCACGTTCGCCGCGCCCTTGGCAGCGGTGTTCTCGATGGCCTTCATGACGAAGATGCGCTCGATCTCGAACAGCTTCATCAGCGCCTCGATGCCGGCCATGGCGGGCTGGCCCGCGGTCTGGCCGTACTTGATGCGGTCCACGATGTCGGGGTGGTCCACGAGGGTGTCGTAGACGGCCTTGCCGAGGACCAGGGTGTTGGGCTCGAAGCCGGTGGACTCGAGCACGGCCCGCTTGCCGGTCCGGATGTCCTCGATCGGCGTGGAGTCCGCGTCGTTCCACTGCAGCACCTGAGGCCCGGTGGGGCCGGAGGCCACGCCGGTGATGTCGGTCGTCCAGACCGAGGTCGCGAAGTAGTTCGTCGCCCACAGCTTCTCGCGCTTGATCAGCGCCTTGTGGGTGACGTACTCCGTGGCCTCGCGGTCCGGGCTCAGGACGGCGTCGGCGTTGGCCCGGACCTGGTCCGGGATGTCCTTGTGGAACGCGTAGACGTGCGCGAAGTAGGTGGGGGTGTTGTCGAGGGTGTAGCTGCCCCCCGCGGACTCCGTGCCGGGGGCCCTCTCTTCTGCCTCGTCACGGTTGAACTCGCCGCGGTCGTAGGTGTAGTACCGGTCGCTCTGCTTGGTGACCGGGATGTTCGGGAACACGCGCGATGCGACGAAGTTCGATGCGTCCTGGAGGTACGCGATCGAGATGTTCGTCAACGGGGTGTTCACGTGGACGTCACCGGGTACAGGGTTCATTGTATAGTCCTCCTTGATATAAGGCCTCTTCGGCCTGGTTCGTCTTCTTCTCTCCGCTAAGGCCGTCGGCGGCTTAGGGGATCACGTTGCCGTTGATGTGCAGCAGGCAGGACCTGATCTCGTCCGTGTCGCCGCCCTCCATGAGGGTGCCGTGGGAGATGTCGGCCGTGGCCGCGGCCTCCGCCTGCCCGTCGGCGCCCGTGGTGACCTCGGCGCCCGCGGCGAGCGAGTCCGCGCCGAGCTTCAGCATGGACACGCCGCTGATGCCGATCTGGGCCACCTTCCCGGCCGCGTCGGGCTTGTTCTGGAGCACCCCGATCACCTTGGCGCCCTGACCGGTGGGGGCGATGACCTTCCCGCTGGAGTTCAGGTCGACGAACGTGTACTGCAGGGCGCTCAGGTCCGCATTCGCAGGCCGCGAGATGCAAGTGAGCTTCTCTTCGTAAGCCATGGTTTATACCTCCTAATATTGATACGTGTTAGTCTGTTGGTTGAATGGCCCCGTCCGCCGCTACTTCTGCTCCAGGGACTCCTCGTACAGCCTCTTGCCCTCCTCGGTGTCGAGCACCGCGGAGTAGGCCTTCTGGATCGAGGTGCCGTCCTTCTCCGAGCGCTCCTTGGCCATCTTCTGCAGCTTGGCCTCGGCGTCGGACACGTCGGTCCGGCCGCCCTGGCCCAGCTCGGTGAGCTGCTTGGCCATCGCGGCGTCGGCGGACTTCATGATCTTCATCTGGGCCTCGCGCTGCGCCTCGGGCAGGGCCTTGATGCCCTTCAGCATCTCGGCCTTCTCGGCGGGCGTGCCGGCCAGGTTCGGGAACTCCCTCTCGGCCTCGGCCTCGAGCTCCTTCTGCACGCGGGTGTCGCGCTCCTTCTTGGCCTCGGCGTCGGACTTGTCGATCCGGTCCTGCTGCTTCTTCAGGATGCGGAAGGTGGCCTCGCCGACCTCGCTCTTCTTGAAGGTCTCGCCGTCGACCGTGATGGTCTCGTCGGCGCTCTTGGCCTTGGCGACGGCGTCGTCGCGGGCCCCGGCGTCGGCCTTGCCGAAGGCCCCCCGCTGTCCCTCGTCGGTCAGCGAGTCGTAGTGCGCCCGGTGCTCGTCCGTCATGGAAGCCCGCAGCTCGGACTTGGCCAGCCGGGCGGTGAGGTCGTCGACCTTCGTGTTCAATGCGTCGATCTGCTCCTTGCTCATGTCGTTATCCTCCTGGTTGTCGTTTGACTTCTTGAGTGTGCCGGGCAGGTCCTTCTCGTCCTTGCCCGGGTTGGCCTTGAGCCAGGCGGCCCGGACGCGGGCCACAGCGGCCGCCCTCTCGTTCGCCGGTATCTCCACCCTGTTGCCCCTGTAACCGGCGGGCCCGAGGGCCGCGACCGCCGCCCCGACGATGCGCGGGTCGGGCGGGCCGCCGGGGCTCGAGGTGAGCCTCAGCTTCCAGGTGGAGGGCTTGCTGGGGTCGGGCGCGTAGGCGAAGTCCCCGGCGGGGAACGTCGCCCCGCCCTCGGTCTTGCCCGCGGCCTTCTCCAGTGACTTGATCATCTCCGCGTCGTCCACCATGCTCGTCATGGCGGCGACGAACTGCGCCAGGGACTCCCTGATCGCGGCCTTCTTCTCGGACACCTTGGGGTCCGCGAGTATCGACCGGAGGCTCGCCCTCAGCGCGCCGTTCATCTTGTAGGCCTCCTCGAGCAGCTGCTCGGCCTTCTCGCCCATCCCCATGGCCATCAGCGCCTCGTCGAAGGACTGCTTCAGCAGCGCGTCCCCGCCGTCGGCGGCCTTCGCGAGCGCCACGAGGGCCCCCTCGTTCGCGCCGCGGCCCACGAGGCTCACCTCGCCGACCGTGATGTCCTTGAGCATGGACCTCTTCTTGCCCTGTCGGGCTCCCTTCGCGAGGTCGTGCATGTGTTCACCCTCCTTTATTCTATCGGTATGCGCTTGCCGCCGCCGCCGATGCTGAAGGCCGGGTAGCCGTCCTCCCGCACCGCCTTCCATACGTCGTCGTCGTCGATCCGGAACCCGCCGAACCACCCCTCGCAGCCGAGGTCGAGGCTCGCGCCTATGCCCTGCTTCGCCAGGCACTCGCGGATCGCGCCCTGCTTCTCGTACGTCAGCACGACGGACTCCACCAGCCGGCCGACGCCCTTGCGCACGTGACCCTCGCCCGCGACCCTGCAGTCCAGGACGAAGTTGTAGGCGGCCTTCTCGAGCGTCTCCGTCTCTATGAGGTCGCCCTGGAGGTCCTCGACCAGGTCCTCGCCGACCTTGTTCACCGAGAAGAAGCCGAAGACCAGCCTCTGCTCCTCGTCGACCTTCGCCAGCGCGAACTGCCCCGGCCTGACGCCCCCGCCGGCCAGGAGGCCCTCCACCACGTCGGCGCCCTCGTCGGACGCCAGGAAGCGGTCGAGCGTGACGTCGTCGTAGCCGCCCATGATCAGCTCGAGCGCGGGGTCCGCGGACTTGCGCACCCTGCGCCACCTGCCGGTCTTCCCGTCCCTCTCGTAGCCGGCGGCCTTCACCGCGGCCCAGGACTGCTGCGCGGACGACCCCTCGTCCGAGCCCCTGCTGGCTGTGGAGTTGAAGACGTTGCGGAAGATGGTCTGCGCGTGGGTGGGCAGCGCGCCCCTGACGGCCTCCGGCAGCTCGTCGTTGCTCTTGTAAGGCATGTCTCAGTCCTCCCTCAGTGTGTCCCAGTGGACCCAGAAGCCCGTCTCGGCGTACAGCGTGCATAGCGCCAGCTCCATGTAGGTCCTGTTGTCCGTGGGCCTCGCCCGGTCCACGCGGTAGTCGTCCACGCGGCCCGACTCGGGGATGCGGAACTCCCTCGGCGCCGTCAGGTGCTGCTCGGCCGCGGCCCTCGGGCCGTCGATGCCGACCCGCACCTCGCGGCGCCGCTCGTCGTAGCGCACCGCCCCCCTCCTGTCCCCCTCGCTTATGTCGACCCTCACGCTGCCCCCCTCGCGAAGTCCGCTCCGAACAGGCGCTCTATGAGGTCGGCCATGTCTGGGTACTTCTTCTTGACCGAGCTCCACTTGCTCTTCCTCGCGGCGTAGGCCTCGCGGCCCTCGTTCTCGAGGCCGCGGATCTGCGCCTCGACCCTCTTGAGCGGCCCCGGCAGCGACCTGACGCGCCTCGCGGCCGCCCTCAGCTCGGAGAGCTCGTAGTCGAAGCCCTCGGCGAGCGCGTGCCTGTAGCCGGCGTACCTCTGGCAGTTCATGGACCAGAACTCCAGGCCGTCGGAGACGCCGTCGCGGCGCCTGTAGATGCGCCCCTCGTAGTCGTTGATCCAGTTGTCGCGCCAGAACTCGCCGTCGCCGTTCTTGTAGACGCCCTTGGTGTCGTACCTGCGCGCGGCGAAGATGCCCTTGTACCCCTCGCGGGCCTTCGCGCCCCCGCCGACGAAGTCCTTGTTCGTCCAGGAGCCCCTGTCGATCTTGCCCCCGGAGAAGAAGGCGTCGACCTGGTGGGCGTACTCGTGGGCGAACACCCAGCCCTCGTCGTCCATGGCGACGTACGAGTGCTTGTTCTGCGCGTACGCCCTGAACTTCGACCGCCTGACGTTCCTTATGTGGACGGTGTAGCCCCTGAGCCGCATCTCCTCGAGCACGTCGTAGGGCACCCACCCCGAGGCCTCCCTGATCTGCCTCTCGTACTCGGCCAGGTCGAAGTTCTTCGGCGCCCTGACCATCTCCCTGTACACGTCGGCCTTCGCGGCCCGCAGCTCCTCGGGCGGCAGCGCCCTGGCCCAGGCGACCCTGGCCGCGGACGCCTCGCGCCGGGCCCTCATGGCGTCGGGCGAGTAGCTGGTGCGGCCGGCCGCGTCGAACGCGGCGGCCTCGCCCCTCAGCCTCTCGTACTCGGCCCGCAGCTCGGCGGGCGTCTTCGGCGCGGGCCTCTCCGGCTCCGCCTTGGGCTTCGGGGCG